TGTTCATACAAAAATACAAATGGTGATTTCCGATTATCGAAATCAAAAATTTGGACAAACATTAACAGATCCAGAAATCACGTCTCTTGAAAAAGTTGTAAGCAGCCCTTCAAGAAACGATTATACTCAAGTTATATCTACATTCAGGGACAACTTAAGGTCTGGAGCCGAAAACACCATTTGGGATTACAGGTTTTCACCTTCGATTCCCGCTGGGATTAAAAATCGTTACTTGCCGGGAGCTAGGCAAAAGTTTGAATTTCAACAGGCTGCTCCCGCTGCTCCTGCTGCTGGCGGTCTTTCGATAGATTCAAATGCTCTCGACGCTGAGCTTAAAAAGCGAAACCTTCTAAAGTAATATGGAAGATTATTCATTTTTATCAGATTCTGACCTTATTGCGTTGAAAGGCGGAAATTATTCGTCCCTTTCAAACGAGGGTCTTCTTGGCCTAAAATCTAGGTCCGCACAGCCTACCGCTACCATCGGCGAGATGCGTCGTCGCGAGGAGCAGGGGATGGTTTCTGCATTGCCTCCTGAGCAGGTGCAAACGCAGGTAAACGAATACGCTGGGCAGCTTCAAGAAGCTGTCGATCAATCAAACAAGATTGCGTCTGCGACTGCTGCCGCTCGCGCTGGTGGAGGCGGATTTATTTCCCCTCCGCTTGGTACTCCAGAAACTCAAAAAGAAGTTTTGTCTCAAGGTATGAGATATGGAGCCGGACCTGCACTTCAGGCCGTTGGTGTTCCGTTTCCTGTTGGTCAGGCCATTGGAGAAACTGGATATCAGTTGATGACCGGAGAAACTGATCCTCGAAAGATTGCGGCAGCAGCGGCAAAAGAAGCGGTTACATCTTTAGGTGGTGGAGCTGCAAAAATTCTTCCGGGGCCGATTAGAAGAAGTCTTTTTGAAACTGGACAAACACTTCTTAGTGCTGCCGCTAAGGTTCCTATTCAGGGAGCGATGCGCGGCATTGCTGGCGAGGCAACAAGAACTGCTGTTTCTGGAGACGAATGGAAGTTTGATAACTTTCTTGAGGCAGCAAGAGATTACGCTGTCGGTGAAACCGCTGGAAGTCTTGGCGGCAACTTGATCGGCGCTGGATATCGCAAATACAAAGGAGGTGGAGATTTTCTAGGAGAACTCAATCGTCCTTTTTACGATCAGTTCCAAAAAAATATTTCTGATAAAGAAGGAGAACTTGCAGGAAAACTAGCCAGAGCGTATCGGGCAGATCCAGATCAGGTGAAAAACGTTCTCTCTCAGTCTTTCAAACAAAACTCAACAAAGTCAGGTCAGGAATTTGCCGACGCGGCTGTTGCTGATGTTGAAAAAGTGTTCGGAAAACTCGACGAAGACACAACAAGTGCTTTTAGCAAGTTGGCTAATGACTATGACAAGGTGGAGTCGTTGACTTTGGGGCAAGCTGTCGATGTGGTGAAAAACACTGCACAGGATGTTTACAATAGAAAAAACGAAGTTTTCACAAAAGAGTTCAATGAATTTCGCGCTGATCCTCGTGTTCAAACTAAAGATTATGAAAGGTCTGTAGCCCAAGGCGGGGAAATCTACGGACCAGTTAGCGGTAAAAGTTTGGCCGACTTGTGGAAAGAACAGCAGGATGCCGCAAAAGCAATTAAGTGGGGCGAGCCAATTAAAGCTGGAAGCGGCGATCAATGGGCTGCATGGAATCAAGCAAAAGCAAAATTTGAAAATGCTCTTGGTCAGTTTGAAAAGAGGTTTCCAAAAGATCCTCTGGTTCAGAATTTCAGAGACTTGAAAGATCGATACTCTGGATTCATGGAGGATTACAATACTACTTTTTCGAGAGGAATTCTCAAGGATATCGGAGAGCAAGGAGGATCTTGGTCATCTATAATCAAGACTCTTGGTGGTTCTGACGGACCTGCAAAACTTCAGCAGTTGAAGAAAATTCTAGCTGAAGATTACGAAGTAATTAAGTCAAAAATTGGAAACACAATCTATAACGATTTAAACAAAGGTGGTCAGATTAAGTTTCTGGACAACCTAGACGGCGCGCTTTCAAAAGGATGGAATGGAATTCAGAAAGAAGTTGTTGATGAGTTTTTTCCAAATGTAACTAGGGATTCAATCAAGCAGGCAAGAGCCGCGCTAGACGTGTCGTCAAAAAGTTTTGCTGAAGACTTCAGAAAGGCTTCTTACGGAAAAGGAGAAAGTGTCGTTGCATCTCCCGCTGTTGTTCTTGAGTTCTTAAACAACTCAAAAGAAAACGTCACGAAGGTTAAAAATGCGCTGAGTGCTGAGACTCTGGCTGATACTCAGAATGCGTTGCTGTCTCAGATTGTTAGCGAAGCCAGCAAGAAAGGTCCAATTACAGCCAAGTCGTTCAATCAATCTGCTGAGTCGTGGCAGAATGCTTTGGATGGTGTTTTTGGACCTTCTGGAAAAACCAAGATCGACGAAATCGCAAAGGCGCTTGAGATTGCCGAGAAAAATAAGACGTCGCTTATTTCAAAATTGCTTCCGGGGGCTGCGGGAACAGCCGCATTTGTAAAAGGCACGTCCGCTGCTGGTCCATTTTTTGGAATTGCTGGCGGAGAAAGAGCGTATAATTGGACAGAAAAACTTCAGTCTAAAATTGCGGGATATCTTCTGGATAATCCAAATTATCGGGCCGCAGTCATCAAGCCTTTTGATCAGCTTACCAACGCTGAAACCAGAATGCTCAACAATGACATACCGATGATTATTAGGAATTTAACCGTCAGAAACGTAATGTCAGGCGAATGAAAACCTCCCTCTCCAAGAAAGGTAACACCTATCAGGGCAAGAAGGTGACACTGAACAAGCCCTTCTACACGCCGGGTGAGCGGAAAAAGAGCGCGGTGTACGTTAAGAATCCGGCGAACAAGGTCGTCATCGTTCGCTTCGGCGATCCTGACATGACGATCAAGAAGTCGAATCCTGAGCGTCGTAAGAACTTCCGTGCGCGGCATAACTGTGCGGAGGCGAAGGACAAGACGACGCCTAAATTTTGGAGCTGCGCCGCTTGGGGTCTGGCGATTGTTCTGTCGGTTCTAACCTCAAACCCTATTTGAATTTATGGACAAGATGAAACTTGGTGGTGGCGGTCGTTACGAGAAGCTTATCGGCTCTCTTGAGAAGAAGGGAGTCAAAGATCCTGCGGCTCTTGCGGCCTACATTGGTCGTAAGAAGCTCGGCAAGGCGAAGTTCCAATCGCTCGCCGCGAAAGGTCGTCGCCGCGCTGAGCGCCAGTCTAGCTACGCTTAGTATAGCGTCCTTTGACGTACGGCTTCTTGGCCGACTCCTTATCGACGACGAACTTCTGTGGGTCTGCGTAGTTCCATGAAATGTCGCCGCCCGTGCCACGCTGGATCATAATCGATCCGGTGACTTTTCCTTCCTTGTCCGTCATGCCGGAACGATCCGCTCGCTTCGCCATGCCGAGCATAAATTGTCGAGGTTGATTGAAACCAACTTCCTTCATCACAATCACCTCTCTGGCCCAGTTCGTTAAGTCCGATGATCCGAATCCTGAGTAGGCCATCTCTGCCACGCTCTCTGGTTTGTCGTCTCGACCTTTGGGCTTCGGAAAGTGATGGACGAGAATCAGAACTACGCCTGTCTCCATCATAATCGGCTGGAGCAAGTGCCGCGTAAAGTTCGCGCAGACCTCGATATCCGATGGATTGCCGCCCATGTAGGAGAGCAGCGGATCGATATAAACCACATCAACCTTGGTCTTGCGAACGAGGCGGCGGAGCATCGTCGCGAAGTCGGAACCAGTCCTCACCGTCTCGCGGAAGAATAACATGTTCGCACTCCGAAGACCTCGCTCCCAGTTCTCCTTGCCAAAGGTCATCTGTGCAGCGCCCTTGAGTGCATCATGCTGATCGGCGATGTCGTTTTCCGCCTGAATGTAAGCTACTTTTAGCGCACGGACGGGCTTTACGCCAAACCAAGCTTCGCCGGACGCCCATTTCAGACCTTGATACGCGGCCATTGAGCTTTTGCCGCATCCGCTTTGCCCCACAAAGAGAAGCGAAGATCCGCGTCGAACCCACCTATCGCCGATCAGATTGTCAGGATCATTCTGCGGATCGTACTCGATGATGGCATCTATCGAGAACTCCATCGGCATGTCCTGCGCGTCCATGTCGTCCTTGAACGCTTCCCAATTCACCGCGCCCACGTTGACGGCCAAGAGCTTCTGCTCCTTGCCATCGCGCATTACACCGGCCAGACGGCTGAACCGGCTCGCGTTCTTATTCTTCGGATCGATGCCGATGCTTTCGAGGTAGCGATAGACGATGTCGCGGCGCTCGTTCCACTCCTCTCTATTGGCCGCTTCAACGCGCACCCAGCCGTGCAGACTCTTGCCGCCGGAATCTATGACGACCGATAGCGGGAGCTTCGACTCCTTCAACGCTGTCCATTGCTCGTCCTTCGTCTTCTCGTCCATCTCGACTAAGACATGGCGGAAGTTCGCCACGCCAGAGTCCGAACCGCTCTCGTCGAAGCATGGATTGATACGGACGTATGCACCCTTGCTATCGCTGCCATTCCACATGGCGCTGATGGGCGGCGTGAAGTGGTTCTTAATCCATTCGTCGCGCTTGAGGAACGTACCCTTGGAGGCTGGCCTACCTCGACCCTCTTCGTCGAAAATGATGTCGTTGCAGATGCAGACAACTTCGTCCGACTCGAAGCAGGCTTTCAGGAAGTCGATTGTCGTAAACGGAGACGGAGGTTCTGGCATCGTTTGGATCGTGCGAACAACGAACTTGCCGGTGGGCGAGATGGGATTGCCGCCCTGACCAATGCCTGACTGAGCGGATAAGAGCCAGCCACGCGGCTTGTCGTGCGTCACGGTCATTGCCTGATTCACCTTGTGGGCCAATTCATAGGCATTCCACGGTGGAGAGCATTTCTCGTTGTACTCGGACAGCAGTGCTTCAGCCGATCCTCGCGACAGCTCGAATCCATGCACCAGAGCGGTAGCTACTGCGAAGGTTGCGTTATGACCGCCTTGTCCGCTGACGGCTCCGGGGGTGTTACGAAGCCATGCTCTGGCGCGGTCGATATTTGATTGATTCATTGGATTCCAAGTTGTTTACGCGCTATGTCCCCGCTTTCGCCCAGATCATTCGAGGCGATTTGCTGGAGAACCGACTTTGATTCTTCGAACTTTGCGAAAAGGAGAGACAGCTCTTTGGGAGTCATCAGGTACTTGCTCCAGTGTTGGATTGGTATGGAGCGAGACTGAAACTTCGCAAAGAGCTGCTCTTGTGCTGCGATGTAGAGTTTAGGGTGCTTGTTCAATGACCGGGGTGAACTTGGCCTTGAATTCGGCTTTCGTTCGAACGTACACCTTGGGTTTTCCGTCACGGGTGTAGGCTATCCCCACCCATTTCATTTCCCCGATTCGTATCTCTACGTCGTCGGAAATGACTTCAACCTGCACCGTACTGTTTCCTGAGTTTTTGAATTTCATCTTCTGAGGCGTTATCGAGATGTCCTGTACCAGCCGCATGCCAAACGCCGTCAACAATTTGCGCCTTTGGCTTGGGCTTAGTCATCCAACCTCGAAGAATCGCATGGTCGATGAGTGCTGGCGCTTCCTTCAATAACTGTTCTCTAGTGATTTTAGTTTCCATAAATTAACCTTTTTTAGCCGTCTTTCCGCGCCATCCGCCTGCTTTTCTCATCCCGGGTTCCTGACCAAGTTCGTTGACGAATCCGCGTCGGATCAGCCACTCCTTGTACTTCTGGTCGATGTAAGCGAAGTGAATCTTTTCGGGTGATTCATCTGCTTCTGCTATCCGCATAATGGGCATTTTGTTTGCGCTGATCATTTGTATGTCTCGATTGTGTGTTTGTAGTGTCGCTCGGCTTGGGTGCAGTTCCAGCAAAGGTCTTGAGTTCCGTTGCATCCGCACCCGAGAGATTTGAAAAGTACATTGGCCAACCATTGGTATTCCGCGATGGCCGCTCGCAATGTCTCCACGTCCGTTTCTTCGGACATGGGTTTGATATTCTCGCTCATTTGACGACGAAGAGAAGGAAGTAGGCGCTGGCGACGACCATCCCCATTCCGAACGCCATGATGAGCAATTGCTTCAGCTCCTCGGGCGAGGGCGGACGATTGGCTTTGTGTATCACCGGCCACCGCCCATCGCGTAGTGGAGGATCAAAAGGGCGTCGCAGTTTCGAAGCGTGACGTCCAGATTCGGATACAGTTCCTGAGCTTTGCTTTTTAGCTTTCGCTTCCATTCTGGTCCGGTTTCGCATGATTTACGTCCTCCGAGTCCAAGTGGTTCTTGCCAGATTTTCGGCTCAACACGGTGGAGTGCGTAGCCTTGCGCGTAGCCTAGCCCCTGCACAATCCCGTAGTTCTCATGGAGTGTCGCCATGCTGGCCGACGATGTGAGTTTGCTGACGAACTTTGGCACTTTCTCGACCCACAAATGCGAGTCGGCCACCTTGAATCCTGCCAGTAATTGCGCCGTGTCGGGCAGCGACTCAGGCATTGGGAAGAGTAGTATTCCGTCCGCAGTGCTGACCGCGAATCCGCCGCCCACACCCGGATCGACCGCAACGATTGTTTGGTTTGATTTCATTCGCTCAATATTATTTTCAGTAACAGAGAATAGTCACCTGCTCGGCAGCGATTCGAACCGCTGATTTCGTGTCTCCGCCCTCGCTCCACTTCTCGACCTTCACACGGCCTTTTACGCGCACTAGAGCGCCGTTCTGAATCTCGATGATCTTCTCTGCAACTTGTCCCCATGAGGACAGCTCGAACTCATCGAAGTCTTCGTGGAAGCGGCCCTCGTTGTCAGTCCAGTGACGGGCGATTGATATAACGCGGCGCACCATGAGCGAGCCGGTTTTGGTTTCTGTTTGCCGACTGATGCCGCGCAGTTCGCCGATCAGATAGACTACGTTCTCGGTCGGCGTGGATGTTTCGTTTGCTGTCGTGGATACACTCATTGGAAAATACAACCTAGTTCACGGTAGCAGGTCATACGCTTCTTAGCGTGGAATGCTCCGATGGGGTGGAACTTGTCAGAGAAATCTACGATTGTCGCGCAGTTCTTGGTTTCTGTTTTCCGCAATGCTCGACTGGCTCGTTGGATAGTCTTCTGCGACGACCGACCGCCGCTGACCATGATGAGCAGCTCGACGTTGGGCAGATCCAATCCTTCGTCGGCCAAGCTTGTGGCGATCATGGTTCGCAGGTTACCAGCCTTGAATTCCTCCATGTAAGAGCGCCGGTCCTTCTTGCCGATCTTGGAATGGACGAGCCGAGAATTCGGAATCTGGTGTTCGTAGTCCTCGCCCAGCGTGATGCGTGGAATGAGGATGAGGGTCTGCATGTCGAGGTGTTCGACCGCGTAGTTGATGGCGTATTTGTTGCGCTCGCGGTTCTGGCAGATGCCGATATCGACAATCGATTCCCAAGCGCACATCCGTTTGAGTTCATCCTCCCTGATCCGCATGTACTTGACGCGAGTGTTGAAGAGCCGGTCGATGTTGTCGTCGATCTTCTGCTGGATGTTGAGGTCTGTGGCATCGCTGATTTCGAGGTAAGCGTCGGCCAATGAATCGCCAATGTCGCTGCGGTTTATCTCGTAGGTGCGGTTGTGGAAGAGCGTTCGTGTTACCGTGTTCCGGTCTGGATCGTCGCCCCACGGCGTGGCGTCGAAGCCATAACGCAGCCCGTTACAGGACTCGATGATGCCTTTCAGGACTTTCGCTGCGCTCCTTTTTGCCTCATCGACGATCAGAAGCTGCTTCTTACTGAAGTCCACTGATTCGTGCGGACACCGGATATCCACCTTCTCGTCCGGCACACCAGCCACCCTTAAGGAAACTCTTCCTTGCTGGCAGGTTTCAATCGTTGGCGCTGTCCATCCAAACGTCCACGTTGGATTCAGCGTGGCGTAATGCTTAATGATGCTCGCGGCAATCCATGTCTTACCGCTACCGGCAGGGGCGACGATCAGACCATCGCTAGTTTTGGCCCACTCTACTGCTTTTTGTTGGTATTCTCTTAGATTCATAATTTTAGGAAATTTGCCCCTCCGCCCACTGCTTCATAGCAGACGAAGGGTATTGTCCGCACCACAAGGTGCGGCTCGCTGTCATTCGCTCGTTGTACTGGCGGTAGAAGGCTCGCTCGATTTCGTCGTGGCGCACCTCTTTTCCAGCAACTTCCTTAACGCTTGATTGGCGAAAAATCCGATCTTCAAACCATTCTCGTCGCAATGTTTGCGAACCTCTTCGTGGAGTGCTGAGTCGATGGTGATAACTGTGTATTTGGCTGGTTTCTTCATATTTTTACTCGCTCTTCATCGGCGTGGATTGAACGCCATTGTAGGCCACTGTCTTCGGCCTAAAGATTCCCACTTGTTCCGTCTCTTCAACCCATGAAGGACCGCCCCTAATGTGGAATATGCAGGAAGACATTCCGTTCCATGATTTTGTGCTACTCTTGGCGGAGGTATACGCAGAACCGAACGTAGCGTTCAAGTCGTCACTGCTCATCGCTTTAACATTTGCCCAATCAAGATCGCCTGCGTGCCACAGTTTGAAGCCTAGCTCCAGCGGGGCTACCACTTCTGCAATGCCGGGGAAGTGCCAGACCCACTCGTCATGACTGCTGGCATCACCTGACATAACCGCATAGCACTGGTAGTTGCCTAGCGGTACGGAGCCACTGCCCCAATCGCAGCTCTCGCCCGGTTTGAGGACCGCCGAACGTGTCGGATGGTCGTTGCATTTGGGCTGCTCAAAGAGAGCAACGAGGATGGGGACTTCGGTCTGGTTTTCGATTTTGATGTGTGTGCTCATGTTAGTAGGTGTTTGATGATCTGATTCCGCTCTTTGATCGTCGCTCGGAGAATGCTCTCCAGAACAACGTGAGGGTTGATTGTCGCAACGTGTTTCCATTCTGGATTACCATCAATGTGCTTGGCTGTGTCTAAGCTCTCGACGCGAACGATGCCGTTCCATGCGTGGACGTAGATGAATGCAAGGCTGTCTTTCACAGCTTAACCTCCTTCTCGTTCCACAATAATAGATCCGCTCGCATTGCGTCGTTTTCTTCCTCTAACTGATTGATGCGGTCCTCCAGCTTGCGGACATCCATAGCGATTGCGCGGAGTTCGTTTCGATCTGGAGGTAGATCCAAAACTGGAATCATCCTCAGTATTCGTTCCTCAAGTGTCACGGCTTGGCCTCCTTGGCTTTGTGCCATCGGTTAATGTTTGCCATGTCGTCATTGTCATACATGAGTTCATTCCCCGCCTCCTCCAGCCTGCGAATTTGCTCCATGTAGTGCTTCCGCTCACCTTCGAGCTTGTCCCACAAAGCGCGGAGACGGTTTTCGAGTTCGGTGACGTGTTCATTCAACCTGTTAATCTCCTTACGCTGCTCGTAGCATTGGAGCTGTAGGCTGTTGTATCTTGCGTTGGTCGGATCAGCCTCATACATCGGTTTCCCGAATGCTTCGTTTATTTCTAGGTCTGTCATTGCTTGTTCTCCTTTGCTCGCTGCCATGCATTGGCCAGCAGCCGATAGTTTGAGTCGGAAATGGTACCGTCCTTCAGCCACTCAAGCAGCTCGTCACCAGTACTATTCATCAGCTTGATCCGATCTTGCAGGTACTCGACCAGCTCCTTCAGCTCGTTCACATCGGATTGAAGCTCGCGCTTCTCTTCCGAAAGCTTCAGACAGGTCTGCTCCCAGCTTGGCGGTGGTGTTCCGCGCATCGCCTCAAACAGCGGTCTTCCGAATGCGTCGTTGATTTGGCTCATTTGCACTCCTTCCATTTGAACTGATTTTTATTCGCGCAATCGACAACCCACTCAGCGTGGCCCTTCCTAACAGCTTCTTCGCGCATGCTGCTCTTGCCAAGTTGATCGCCCCACAGGATGGCTAAGGACAGAAAACAACCGGCCACAAGTCCGTACATACATTGTTCTAAAAGTGAAATGCTACTCACGGCTTCACCTCCTTCTCGTTCCACAGCAGCAGATCGGCGCGGAGAGCGTCGTTCTCGGATTCGAGTTGCTTGATCCGATCCTCCAGTTTTCGCACCTGAAAGGCGATTGCGCGGAGTTCGCGTGGATGGTTGCAATCGGGAGACTCCGCTAGGAAAAGGATTCGTTGTTCTTCTT